AATGTGCCTGCTGATGTAATAGGTGAACCCGAAACTGCAAATCCTGTCGGCACAGACATTGCAACCGATGTAACAGAACCGCCACCGGGTGAGGCTATGCTCCAGCTTCTATCCGCTGAAAGGTCATAGCTTACCCCGTTAATTGTTAGCGTTCGTGTTACAGGTACAAAGTTGCCCGTAGTGCTTAATTCAGTTATCGGATTCCCTACCGCCATTAAATAAGTGTAATGTTAAGCAAACCTGCTGCCCAATTATATGCCCAGTTGTTTATGTCTGACCCGCCTTGGTCTCCCCACTCAACATATTGCTCACCGCTCATCGTGAGGTTACCTTGACTTAATGCCTGACCAACCACGTCATTACCTTCTGGGTCTTGCGTTTTGGCGAATAGCTGCCAATAAAACTGCGCTTGGTCTTCAAGATTATCGTCAATAGACTTCATTGCGAAATACTCGGCATTGACATTAGCACCATTGTGCCAAACTGGAAAAGGGGTTATTTGTTTCATATTTATACTATATTTATCATTCCTAAATTATTCCATAAATCACCCGAACTTAATCCCGTTGGTGATGTCGGAAGTGATGACATATTTATGCGACCGTTTGATTTTATAGTCATGTAAGCAGTAGAAGACCCACCTGCTGCAAATTTAATCGCACCACTTGCAAAATCATTTAAGAAAGATATATCTCCTGCCGTTGCATTGTAATGTCCAAAATCAGATGCAGCTATTGTCTTATATGGTGTTCTTGTGGAAGAATATTTAAAAAGTTGCGCACTTCCTGCTGTTGCATCAGATACTAACTGAAGGTAAGGGCTTGAGACTGTTCCTGCTGTTGTATTTGAAATTACCAGTCCAAGGATTGCATTTGAGTTTTTGCTTATTGTTAAACTATCTCCAAAGCTACTCACACCTGTAACCTTCATCGTACCCGTCACCTGAAGGCGTTCGCCTGAGTCGGTAAACGTACCTGCGTTTTGTATTAGTACATTGCCAGTTCCAAGAATTCTTACTACTTCATTAGGTATTGTGTTGTTTGCGTTTGTAGTATAAAAACTTATAGTACCTAAACCAGCAGCACCTACTAAACTTATTTGAGAACTTGCTTTTGTAGTTTGAGAAAATATTCCACTTGAAGGATTTCTATTAACAGACAACTGCAATACATCATCATACGCACCAAAAAATGTAGTACTTCTATTAGATGTAAAATTATCAGTAATTGATACTACTGCTCTGTTGCCCTTAATATCAAGTATTGTTGCAGGCGCATTAGTTCCAATTCCAAGCCGACTATTTGTCGCATCCCAAAACATACCCGTAGAGGAGCTGAATGTTACGTTTCCGTTTAAAAGGGTTGTGCCTTGCACTTGTAGGCGTTGACCGCCATCGGTGAAAGTGCCTCCGTTTTGGAGTAGAACATTTCCCGTAGTTTCAAATATTCTTGCACGAACAACTCCCGTTGTCATAAACTTAATTGCACTTGCATCAAAAGTAAAAGGAAACGCTCTGTTAAAAGTTTGAAACAAACCTTCTCCCAAAGGGTTGTCCCAAGTTAATTGAGCATATCTTGTAGTTGTTCTTCCAATGATTAGCGTTGGATAATCAACTTGATGTAAAAACCTTGCGGTCAATACTGCATTTGTGCCACCATTTACATCAACTATTGTTGCTGGAGTAGTTGTTCCTATCCCTAATCTACCATTCGCATTATCCCAAAACAGATTATTCGACCCACTCTGCGCACTCGTTCCTGTCCAATACGCCACCTGCCCACTCGCACCGCTGCCCGAAATACCACCCGCAACAGTCCATGAGCGATTGGCCGACAAATCGTAACTGACACCATTTATTGTGAGTGTCGTTGATGTCGGAACATAAACAGAACTATCAACAGTACCATCAGCCTTTAAAAACTGCGATGATGTGCCACCACTTTTAACTAATGTCGTAGCGTTTATTGTTCCGATGATTGTCGCAGCGTTACCACTACCACCGGTTTTGTTGATATACAACCCCTCACCATTGCCACCCTTAGTAATATTTAAGCCGATACCCGAACCGCTTGAATGTGTAATCTCTACCGTATCACCCGAACCGCTTGAAGCAATCGTTGCGTTTTGTGCAAGTATTCTGTGTGTGCCTAAATTTACATCACCTGTTGCGCCTGTGTAGGGAACATAACCTGTTAAAGATGGAAACGTAGCCAAAGAACCATCACCACGAAGATATTGTGCAGTCGTACCTGTTGGGTCATCGAACTTACCATCAAGAGCGGATTGCAAATCTGTCTGATTGCTCAACGTGCCTGTAATAGTACCCCATGCACCACCTGAAACATCTACCCATTCGGTATCATAATTTGTTGCGCTATTCTTTGCTAACACCTGCCCCGTAGTACCGCCAACAGGTACACCAACACCGGGCGCACCGGGAACACCGGGACTGTTAATCACATTGACTAAAACGGGTTCGTCAACTATGTCAATGTTTACTATCTCATCGTTAACTGTTATATTTATGTCACTCATGGTTTTGTCACATCATCGTAAACAATAAAATCACCTTCAAGATAAGTCCTAACATAACCGCTTGAAAAAGCCACGTTCATATCGTATAAGTATTTGCCCTTTTCGATATTAACCAGCTTGTTCACAGTTATCTCATTATTGCTTGCGCCTCCTATGGTTACTGCTCCATCAGTAGTGCTTGCAGTTAGTGCCAAAGTTCCACCGCATCCTTTACGCACCTGAATAGTAATAACCGCACCCGTTAGGTTAATAGCTACTGAATTAGCCGTTAACACGAAGGTCTGCCGCCATGTATCGTTCCGCCAAATCTGAACATCATTTTTACCGGGTCTGAAATCTGAAGCCATAGTATATCTATAAATAGTTAATAAGCAAAAGTTGTCGGTACTGCACATCTATCTGCATCATAAGGAATCTCAAAGCTAACAGTAGCACGAACACCAGCTAATAAATCAGGCGTTTCTTCCCTGAAAAATTGGATGTTATTATTACCTGTCAAATAGAAATCAAAAAGCTGATAACGTAACTGGGCGATAATATCCGTACAAATCAAAACTTGGTCACTTAACACCTCCGTTTCATTATACTGCTCTGGTAAAACCCTGTCAAAGAAGAAAAGCAAAAAATCAATAGTTAATACAGTCCCGTTAATATTCCCCTGCGAAACATCGTAAACGAAAGCAGGATAAACATTATCGCTACCCTTACTCAAAAAATCAAAAACGCTTCCGTTGTAAGTTGTCTTTATCTGTTTGTGCGCTTCCCCTATTTCCTGTATCTTCTTTACTAATTGGTTTAGTGTTAGCATTCTTTTCGATTTTTGCTAAATAAATTTTCAGCTTTTCTTGATTCTTTTTATGGAAGGTCTTATTTGCCACAGCACCTATTTATATTTCCTTGATATTTTTCTTCAAAAGTTTTACCTGCACAGCAGTCATCATCACCAAGCCATACACTAATAGTATAGGCTTCAGCATCGGGTACAATAGTATCAAAGCCGCTGCCGGGATTCTGATAAAGCTGCGCCCAGCTTACCACATTCTGACTTGCATTTTGCCTTAAATATTTCATCAGCCTTTGCCTGTAAAATTCAGCCCTTGCCTGATAACGTTGGGCAACCTCTGTTAGTTCTGATGCGCTCGGTTCTGTCTGTCCTTCGCCTGATTTCTTTACTACACCTTTATTGTAAAATTGGTAAGATAAAGCCATAGGAAGTTCAGCCATAACTTGATAAACAAGCGTAGGCGTGATATATTCATTCAACAGCGTTTCTTCATCACAATCAAGGTCTTTGCAATCAATACCATCCTGAAGCCTATTGTACAAAGCCGTTCCTAGCATTGGCAGAATATAGGCATCCTGCGCAAATAGTATGTCAGGATAAACCAGCTTCGGGTCAACATTAAAATGCAGCCCTGTTCTGTCCTTTATTGTATCAACTGATATGAAAAGTATGTTTCTGCTCATTGCCTTATTTTTTCTTTACTACAACATTCGCCCTCCATTCGTGTCTGCATGATGGGCTATGATATCCGCTTGGTCTTGTCCACCATCCACCGCCTCGGTCAAAAACGGAATATCCCAGTCTTGAACTTATTGCCTCTATTTCTCGCCTTGTATATAACCTGTCCAACTGCATCAGCCTTGCACAAAATGGTCTTGAAGGATGGGTAGCTGAATTTCGCTGCCCCTGTGGCACTACCTTCTTCCATTCGTAAGAATAACGCACCTCAATAGTAGTACGCAAAGGCTCGTCTATAATTTCGTTAATTGGTCTTGTCAGCGTTCTTGCCTGCGTTACTTCATCCTTTACTATTGCACCAATATCCTGCAAATGCTGTAACCTATCGTAAACAAAATCAATTTCTTTTCCAATAGCCTTTGCAAGAACCACAGCAGGAATTAACGGGTCTTTCTTTATTAATTCCAATATCTTTTTGTCACTCGCCCCGTCTATGGTGTTATCCATTACGAAAGCCTCAAAGCTGCTGTATACTGGCTTGTCACGAAACACATTAAAAAACTCCCTTTGTTCCCCGTATTCTTCAAAAATCTTTACCGCTTCATTTTCTTGATCACTAAATTGGTCTTCAGTTGCAGGGTCATCATCCACGCCTAACATGGTATTAATTTCAGCCTCACTCAACCCTAACCCACCCGAAAGCATAACGCTTGCCTGCTGCTTTGTTATCTTACCTTGACTGAACTGCCGTACAACCCTCATAAGCTGCTGATATTGCCGCCCTGTTAAGTTCTTTAAGGATTCGTTCACGTTTGCAGGTGATGCCGCTAAATTGCCTGTATTGCTGTCAACGGGTGCATACTTACTCAAATCAATTCCTGCTTTTTCAAGAAGGTATTCCTTTGGTGCAATCTGCAATAAAGCTGCTTCCGTTAATTGGAAGCTAATAGGCTCAACAGGTATAATAACTATTTCAGAAGTCGCACCTTTGATGGTAACTAACTCATTGAAAACCGATTCGATAAAGTGCTGCTTATCGTTTGCGTATGTGTTTTTGAAAATCTCATAAGCTGACTGCAATTCCGTTGTAGCACCCAGCTGTCCTTCTGTTTTGATTCCGAATAAAACGGGGCTTACAATCTGATGACCTGCGAAGATGTTAGTTTGTATCAGCGTATCAACATTTGCAAAGTCTTCTTTGCTCAAATCGCTTTGCCCTAAATCGTCAACTAATGGCTTTTGGTCTACCCTGTCAACAAAAGAAAGAATCAGTTTTTTACCATCTGCACCAGTAAACCTATCGCTAAACCTGCGTTCTATATTTCTTTTCTCGTCAGGTGTAGGCTCACCATTCGGAAAGGTTACCATCTTTGATGCACTGAACCCTGTTTGAGCATTACCTAAAACGTGCTTTGATACTTCGATATCAGATTCAATGTAATTGAGCGCACCCATGTACCCCGGCAGGCTATAAGTTTCAAGTCCGGGTCTGTACTCTTTCATGTAAAGAATCTGTCTGCCCTGCCTTAATTGACTATTAAAAGCATTAATAACAACAGGTTCTTCTTTCCTATCCTGCCAATCATTTTTAAACCAAAACTGGGTATTGTCTTTGTTTGTTCTGATTTTGGTATAATCAATATGACCAACAGAATAAAGCTGCCCACCTGCTGCACTCCATACTATCTCCAAATAAGCACCACCGAATACCTCAATGTCTGTGCTTACCTTACGGGTCAAGTCTGCTAAACTCTCGTACTGATTAGGCTTTTTTATGAATGATTCTGCAACTGCATCGGGTTCGTTAGATTTCCAGCCATTGCCAATAATATAGTTAACCTTACCTTTTACGATTGCGTTATGCTTCGCTGATTTGTTGTAAAGATCAAGCAAATATTTAGGGTAGTCGTTATGGTAGCCGAACTCCATGTAACCGCCATAAGTACCTTTTTTCTCTCGGTACTCCGGCTGCCTCGCCTCCGCAAACTTTAATATAAATAAATTATCCATGTGTGATAAATTCCGTTTCTGGTTGATAGCTAACATAACCGAACGCCTCTGCTTCATTCAATCTCATTATCCCTTCTTCCAATAATCCACCCGTCTTTGTCTCATCTTTATTCGTTGCACTTGCCTGCTCGTAAATATAGTACCGCCATTCACCCTGTGGGCTATTGCTGAAATAATTATTTACCACAATACTGAATTGGTTGTAACGATATTTGTAAAGGCTTGTATCCGCTGCATTCAATAGCACAAAAGAAACAACCTGTTCAGGCATCCTGCTTTTGAAAACAAACAAATAGTTAGGATTAACTAACGTTTGTTTTTCAGTTAGCGTTAATACTATTGCTTCGGTATTTCCTTTCTTAATCGTTATCATCTATTGATAAATAGTGTATCGGGCTAAATTACGCAAAAAAGGCTGCCCGATTTGGACAGCCCTTAGTATTTCACGGAATTGCTTTTTACAAGCCTGTAACAACTGAAGCCTGAACTTCAGGAGCAAGTGCTGGTTCTGTACCTGTAAATGTCAAGCTGTAACCATTTCGGTCACCACCTGCAACACCTGTGGCAGCTGAACCCGTTGTGAGGTCTATACCATTCTGCACACCGAGCAACCAGTATTTATTGTTTTGGTCTTGCACAATAGCCATAAGCGTGTTTTGAGCAAGAAGCAAAATTTCGTTGCGGGTATTCGCTTGCAGTTTGTTAATTATAATATTCAGTTCGGGTGCATATTGTACAGTCCCGTTTTCTACTGTGCCTGTGATATTTTCGGTAAGGCTTGCGGTATTTTTAACTAAATTATATTTATACCAATTCGAAGTATCGGTTATAGCGGTAACCACTCCTGAAGCCTGTGTTACAGTTGTAACATTAGCATGAGCGATAAACCACACAGCCTTTACTCCGCCTATCGAGTCACGACAGTCTAATGTAAATCCTTGGGTAAGAACGCAGGGCATGACTTAAAATTTATTATTTTAAAAAGTGGGAGCAGTTATTAGCTGCCCCCGTTTATCTTTAGATGAAGAACTTTACAATCTCATCAGGGAAGGCAAAGTTTACACCAGCTTTGAACTCGTTAACATATCTAATTTGGTCTGCCTCTTTGGCATAGAAGATCTCAAAACGCTCTTCTTCGTTCAACAAATCAGTACCCATGAACAGGTTGCTAATCCTTGCAGCTACGAGGTCGTTTGTTCCGTTCAAGCCTTGAACAGCTACAACCTTTACAGTTGTTCCGGGAAGGAAGAACTCGCTATCAGCTTTGATGTCAAGATTGTAAGCGAAAAGGTTAGCGTTCTTCAGGGCGATGGTGTACAATCTGAATGTATCCATTCCGCAGAAGATAGTGATATCATCCTTTGCTACAACCTTTGCAGGTATTGCTGTGTAGATTGCATCAAATACGCTTACAACGTTTGCAACTGTGATAGATGAAATCGGACCGCCTGAAATGTAAGTAGAAGTGTTTGCGTTAGTTACCGCAGTAGATGCAGCAGTAATCAACTTCAGCAAACCATCAAACTTGTTCAGGTTACCATTCGCAGAAGCTGTATCACCTTGCCATAAAGCGATTTCCATTTGCTCTGCAACTTTTTCAGCTTTTCTATTGCTGTACTGCTCGGCAAAAATCATGTCTGTGTAACGTGAACCCTGCGGAAGTGCATTTTGCAAAAACTTGCTTTCCAAATCTTTTAAGCAAAGTGCTTCATTGATTTTGATTTTACCAACAGTTACAGCACGCTGTGTAAAAGTGGTAGTACCTGAAGCGTTAAATCCGCAGTTTGTTCCTGATTGGAAAAAAGCATCGGTGTCCATAATTGTAATGTTTTCAGCAGATTTAACACCTACTAAAACGTTACCTTGTGATTTAATAAGGTTAGCAGTCTTGCTACCTAATACTGAACTGGTAACCAGTTCTTTCCAGTTGTCTTTGGTATAAGCTGCCAAAGTTGATACGTCAAAAGCCATTGTTATGAATTTTTATTTGTTATTAAAAGTGATGCTACTATTTAAGATTTTTTGCCATGTCCAAAAACTTATCAATCTTGCTTTGCTTGCTTTCTACAAACTTGTAAGATTTATCAGATGCAGGTAATGGGTCAACTGAAGGAGTATTGCAAAGACCTACAACTACATCAGTAAGCTGCGTAATTGCTGAAGAAAACTTTGCTGATTGTGCAACTGCTGCACCTTCAACCTCTGAAAACTTTGCTTTCATTGCAGAAAGTTCAGCTTCCATTTCAGCTATCTTCTTCTTCATCATTTCTTTTTCCTCGTCAACCTGTGCTTCCACTTCAACTTCAACGGATGGTGCTGCTTCAGGTACAGAAACGCTGGTAATAATTCCAGCTTCATCAACCACGATTTTGCTACCATCAGCAAGTTCATGTTCGCCAACAGGTGCAGGAGAAAGGCTTCCGTCTTCACCAATTACCTCAACTTTACCGCCTACTTCAAGTTTATCAATGTTTACTTTTGTTCCGCCCATCAGGACATATTCAGCCAATGCCAAGCCGGGTGCTACCGCTGGCAGTTCGCCTGCTTCGGCAAACATGGCTTTGATTTTGTTTAGTGCTTCAACAGCTGTCATATATAATATTTACAACTAATTAGTAACCATTAAGGATATAGGCAAAATAGAATAAAAAAAGGGTAGTGGCTGCAACCATTACCCTTTGAAGATTGTGCTTTTTAGGCACTCCATTTTTATCGATTAGATTCAGGCATACAAATATACTAATATTTTATGAAATAGAAACCCCACCCGTAGAAACGGGCAGGGTAAACCTACTGTACACAAAACAGAAAAAGACTAAACCGATTGCAGGATTTTAATAATATCTTTCATCATTTGCTCCTCCTTACTCACCTTTTGCTTGTAAATAAAATCACCTTCTACACTAAAACCTAACACCTCACCGCTTTTTATTTTCTCCCACGTTGCATCATCGTAGACTTTGTAAGAACCAAACCAGCTACCATCAGGTACATCGTCAAAACCTTTCAAAGCCCTTACGCCCCTTTTGCTATCCTTTACCCATGATTCAAACATGGTGATGCCTTCAAGCTGCTGACCGCTGTCGTGCATCAGGTTAACATTGTTTTGATAACCTTTACTAAAAAACTTTTGTACTATTTCGGCTATCGTTTCAGCTGTGAAAACTACATAGTATTCCTGTACCCCGTCATTCCTGTAAATTGGAGTATCTGCTAACATCAGAACGCCTGAAATAATACGCTGTTCTTCGTCATCAATTTGGAAGCGTTGTCTGTCTATTTGCTTTAACTTTCTTATTGCCCATTCTATCCCTGCATCACCACCCCATGCATCCCACATAAGACCGCCACAGCCTTCGTCATAAGGTACATCTTTGTTTTGCTGATGCCTTTTGAAGGATGCCATCCGGGCTATCGTTTCCCTCGTCAGATTTTCTTTTTTGGAAATTTGGTTAGCCCTTGCTTTTCCCGTTGCCTCGCCACAGCTACCCCACCCATTTTCATCTGCCCATTTTAAAGCACGCCTTGCATTGTTAACCGCCGCTTCAGGGTAATCGTTCCAGCTATCTTCTGCAAACTTTAAAAAGTTACGCTGCACAGCAGGTCTGTCCACCAAAGCTACAAAGTCAACTTCTGCGCTGCCGTTTATGTCATCTATTTGTAATTCGTAAATCGGTAATTCCTTTTCCATGTCTTTAGTTTAGCCGAGCCTTGCCGCTCTTGTTATTCTTATTAAACGTTCCTGATTGTTATTAATATCTGATTCTAAAACGTATGCCCTATTTGTTGCAGACCCCATTCGGTTAATGGTTTGGTTGTCTAATTGGGTAACTGTTGGTAGTGCTGCCTGTGGCGTAATTGGTGCAGCCCCTGTGTTTACAGATGGTACTGCTGCGCCTGCGCTACCTTGTCCGGGTATCTTTACAGCTGCTATTTTCTTGATGTTCGCAATACCTGCCGCTGCTGCTATCGCTGCGTTAATAGGTGCAAGGATTGTGCCGATAAAAGGAACTTCTAAACCCCTTTGATATGCAAGAACTGCGCTATTAATTGTGTTGATAGTTGCACTCGCAATAGCTAACGCTTTACCTGCTGCTGTCTGTTCACCAATTATATTAGCAAGATTGCCGAGCGCATCCGCTGCCGCTGTTGCCGCATCCATTCGGGCTTGTTTCTCGTCTTTGTCAATCTGTACCCGTGCTTCGCTTAATACCTTATATTTATCGTTGTATTCCTGCTGACTGATTATGTTATTATCCAGCGATTGTTTTAAAATTGCTTCTTCTTGATCATAGGCTGAACGCTTCAAATCAAATTCACGCTCTGTATTTTCTTTCAGCTTTTCTGCTTCAGCTATTTGCCTTTCAGCTGCTGCCATTGCCCTATCAATAGCCAGCTTGTTAATGTTTTCATCTATTGCGATTATTTCATTTGCAATAGCTGCCTTTTTCTCTTTGTACTCAATTTCAGCCGCTACCCTTGCCGTTGTTCCTTCAGTTGCAGCGTTAACGTTATCTTCTAAACGTTTTAACTCAATAGCTGCTTCATCTACTGCAATCTGTCGCTTTACTTCAAGCCTTTCTTTTTCGTCTTTAATCCTATCGGCAGCGGCTTTGCGTGCATCTATGTCAAGTTTGTTTTCAGCCGCTATCCTTGTTTTGTTAAGTTCTTGCAGTTCCTTTGTTAATGCTATTTCATTGACAAGCTGTTCTGAACGCTGTCCGGTTATTTCTTCACGCTTACCTTCTAAAGCAGCTAACGCCTGATTTAATGCTATTTGATCATCAAGGCTTTTGGTCTTGTTAAACTCATAACGTGCAGCAGCCACGGCTAATTCAGCCGCTCTTTCTTCTTGCTTTAGTTGTTGCTCTAATATTTTACCGAGCCTTTGATTAGCTGCAATCCTATCTTCTAAACTTGCAAACTCATTATCCCTGATTTGCCTTTGTTCTTCCGCTTGTCGTTTAAATTTTGCAGCTGCTACCTCTGCTTCACTTGCCGCCAGCCTTGCGCTATTCCTTAACGCTACACCTTTTTTTGCAGCCTCTAATGTTTCTTTACCATATTCAACAATCGCAGCTGTTGCGTTCTTTACAACCTCCACGCCTTTATCAAAAGCATCGTCAACACCTGTAAACACATCCACCACCTCTTTACCAAAATTCTTTGCCGCTTCTGCTGCTGCATCAAATTCACCCGTAAATACGTTTTTGATAATCTCACCTAAAAATCCGTAGGCATCAATAAGGCTTTTAACCCTTTCGATTAGGTTATTCTTTATCGCCTCGCCTAATTTCTCAACATACAGCAAAGGGTCGTTAAAGACCTTTGTAAACAAATCGACAACCTTACCGAAATTGTTTACCACAAACTCTACCAAATCGGAAAGTACCCGGCTAATAAACTCACCTGCAACTGCAAAAGCATCAGCCACTTTTTGGTTTTTCATTAGCACTTCCTGCAAGAACTCAAAGCCCTTAACAACAAGCGAAATAATGCCCAATGATTTTAAAGCGTTGCCGATAGTAGAAAAAGCACCTGCCGCCTTCTTCGCACCTGCTTCCGCTTTCTTTGCAGCATCACCCGTCTGCTTTACACCTTCTTGCAGCTTATCCACGCCTTGTTGCGCATCTTTGCTGTCAACTGTTACTTTTATGTTTATCGCTTCTTGCTGCGCCATTTATATTAATTCAATTACTTTAAGAAATTCGCATTTAGTTGTCTGCAATGCAATCGGGTTGTAATCTAAAATCCTATTCAACCGCCACAGGCTTCCGTCTATATATAGCAACTTCCCGAAATCAAGATTATATATATCTACGTCATTCAGCTTGATTTGTGCCGTTAATAGCTTGCTGTCCTTATCCGTTATTTCTGCAATGTATTCGCTCCAGTAGCTATTAAAAAGGTTAGCCGAAGTGTACTGCTGTACCCTGAAATAGATTTCAGCAGGTGCGCCAAAATTGATATCTGAAGTTGGATTTAGATAAGTAGAAGTAAAACTTGCAGAATCAAAATACAAATGCCCTGCGTACCCGTAAACATTAAAACTTGCTAAAACAGTACCAGCGTTTAGCATATCCCATCCCAATCGGTTAGTTATTTTCTGTGCCTGTAAAATCCGTATAACAGAATCCATCGGGTCTTCACTCTGCTTTGTGTTGGATAGCTTATATATTGCGGGATAAATTTTATCAGTTCCTAAATATTGGTAAAGTGCAGTTCCTGCAAATATTAGTTCAACCTTTTCGGTCTCCTTCACAAACTCGCTCTCTGTATCTTCTATGAAATCACCATAACCCTGATTGTATTTTTTGCGATAGTTATCCCCGTAATAATCAGAATCAGGCTTATATGCGAACTGGTAATACCTTGCGTTAACTTCACTCATGGGCTTTAACCTTATCGGCTTTCCCCTATCCATCTTATTCGACCAATCATATTGGGCAGAAGCAGTATAACTATAAAAGTCAATAAATGGCTTTATCACCAGCTTCTTTTCAACAAACTTATCTTCTACAACATACAGGTTAAACATCTTCACAATAGAAGAAAAGAAGTCACGCTGAAAGATGCCTTTTGGCAAGCAGTCATTCATGCTTATTACGTCATTGTACGCAATAGGCACTTCAACAGGTACTGTACTATTTAGTCTAAAATCACCGCCAAAAGATTGGTAGTTGGAAGCGTTAACGATGGATACAGTAAGCGTATCTGATTGCACTAATGCTTGACCTGCCACATCAAGATTAATGCTAACAAGTTGAGCAGCTGATGTTATTACTCTATCTTCTTGCTTTATTGTGGTAGCATTTCTTTTAAGTAAAAAACTGACAGTTCTCGGATAGCTTGCACATGATACCTGCCCAGTAGGTCTTGCTGTGATGTCAATATTTAAAGGCTCTGTTGCTGTATAAGTTATTGGATTAGTTCCTGTAAATGACCCGGCAGCTATTACCGTCATCGGTATATTAGTCGGGCTTGCGTAGTTGCCAATAGTAAAGTCAGCATCAAATACCTGTGTAGTTAAGCTGTTTATCCGTAACTGGTTATTCGGTATTACAAGCCTATCAAATAAAGCCGTATCAACTAAAGGAAAGTCCCATGTATAACCTGAAGCCGTTATTATCTTGTTAAGTATTTCACGCACATAAAAAGCAGGTCGGAAGGCTTTAAAATCAAAATCTTCTTTGTTACCGCTTAATGCACCATAATCAATTAGCGGAAAATAAATACCGCCCCCCGTTACATTATTCCAACTATTTGATATGTTGGTATAATTCCAAGCAATATTGTAAGATGAAAAATCAAGGTTTTCTAATCTATTGTTACCCAATGCCGATACAAAGCCGCCTAACTCCCCAAATACAGCACATTCGTATTCAATCAGCTGATTATCTATAACGATTTCTAATAGCCTTAAAACGCCTTTAAAGACTTGAATCTTGTCTATAAGGATAACGCACCGGGCAGTCGCAGCAGGATTAAAATTATAGCCATAGTTCTGTATTTCCGGGTCATAAGGTGTTGACCTGTTGAAATCAAAAACGTGACCAAATATTTTGTTATTATTTGCATTACCGGGAAGGATAATAGTTTTGCTGAATGATGTATTACGAGTTCCGAAGTCCTGAATCTCGTCTATTGAGTAGGTTAATTCTGCGCTGATATCCTGCGTTAGATCAAGCCGCTGATCTTCTATGTATATTTCGGTTCTCATCGGTACTGCGAATTTACGGCATTAGCATACTTAACCTCTAACTCCATGTAATTTGCTTTATCTGCATATTGCACTTTGGAAACAAAATTTCCACTTGTAACCACTACAGGGTAATGGTAGCCGCCATTCGTTAAGTATATTTCCGGGCTACCGATTAAGTCCTTCAGCCAGTTATAATTCTGCACGTTTAGCATGGAAGATCTCAACTGAAATAATACGTCTTGTTTGGTGTAAAATGATACGCTACCCGGATTATATCTTTTGTAGCTGTCGTACTGACGCATTGCCAAAGCGGAGGCAACGTATTGGTATTTGTCCAAAGAATATTCCTGTCGTTCATAGTTTCTTACTTCTTTATTGACTAATCTAAACCCGAAAGATTCATAACCGCCCAAGCTGTTTTGAAATGTCAAGATAGAAGGGATAAATTTAGCACCGCACGCCAAAGTAACAAATATTTCGCTGCTGCTTGTGCTTGCATAATTTAATTTAATCCCGTAGCCGTAAGCAGATGAAGGAATTATGGTACTTCCAAAGTGGGTGTTAATCGCACCCGGTGAAATATCAAGAAGTAAAAAGTTTCCGATGCTCTGCGTTGTCGTAGTGGATGCGCTGCCTACTGTGCTGCCTGCTTCATTTATCACCCTTACCGTTGCAGTCATGTTTATATTTGTCCCGAAAGGGTTAGCCCATGAAATAAATAAAGGGTCAGTAAACCCACATTCTACTTTTGTCGTATCCCTGAAGGTTAACCAATTAGATAACCTGCTTGTAAAATAAGATGCCGATGGGTCACGAAATATAGGAGCATAAAAGTTGTATGCCTGATATGTTGCGTTCGTTAAGTTCGTGTAAGTTGTACCTCCGTACTCTTCCCCGTATTGGATTTGATAAGAAACGTAAATATCTGATCCGTTATATGAAAACAGGGTAGATGTTGCGTTTGGCTTAAAGCCTGAAGACAAATAACTGCGAACAATACCAGCAGCGTTAAAGACGCCTTTCGATGTCGCAGGATCAGGGAATTGCTTCACCCGTGCAACCAATACGCTGTTAATGTATACATCGTAAACGAATTTGAAGTTAGGCTGTGCAATGTTCGTGCTTGTCGTAACAAACCAAAGGTCATCATGAGCCGAAGGGTATGCTTCAGGTGTACTATTTACTGTTATCGCCATATTTACTGATTCTCTTTATTAATTAGCTGATTCGCCTGCTTTATGTACACCCGTACATCCGAAAGAAAAGCAGAACCCACAGCAGCTACGAACTCATCGCCAAAATATTGCCTAACCGCTGAAGTGAAGAAATCTGTTTTAGGTAGACCTTTTCTTTTTATTGCTGTCGCTATTCGGTAAGCCGTTTGTCTTTGTACATCAACATTGCCGACAGATTGCCTTCTTGTTTGCAGTTGGCTTAAATTAGTTCGTTGGTCTTCGCTCCTACTGCTGATGCCGTTACGCTTTACCCATTGCAGCATGGCATCAACCATAACCCCATCATATTTTGGGCGTGCCGATTTAAAGCTAAACGGACTATCTGAAGGCTCACCTGATAAAAAACCCTTGACGCCTTGGTTGACAAATGGTGCGTAATTGGCAGCTTCGCTGTTTAATGGGTAGCCTGCTTCTATTGAGTAAACACCTTTATTACTAATCAAGTCGCCTGCACTAACCGATTCCGAAAGCGTGCCTGTGTCAACCTTATTTGCATTTTTTAGATTCTCCTGCACTTGAAGTAGGAAATTTCCGACTACCTCAATCAGAAGCTGCTCCGTTACAGGTGCTTTTCTTTTATCTGCGTAGTTAGTTTTGTCATTGCCGAGGTCATCAAGAAAACCTTCGTTAAGTGCTTCTTGCTGTAATTGCCTAAGAGATTTTTGCGCCACGGGCTTTTTTATTTAAATAGTCTTCATGGGCATTTTTAGCCTTTAGGTAAGCCAAATCGTTTAAGAAGTGTATAGCTGTCATCTTGTATACATCATCCAAACAAACCCGTTCAAATTCGCTCACAAGGTGGGCTTGGTATACCCATCCGTATTGCTCAAGGAAAGGGTGAGTGCCTTCTCTATCAGTTGGCTCACTTTCTGCGTCTTCCTGCTCAATTCCGAACAAGGTTGCATAATTTTCATCAAGTTGTCGAATGTTGGATAAAAAAAAACCAGCACTCCCATTGCTTCTTCAATGTTTGCAGCTTTTAACCTTTCTGAAACCTTTTCAAAATCGGATACTTTAGCTTTCTTTTTTATCAAGCCATATTTCAGCTCATGGGTATATACCGCCAATAGGTTGTGGATGTTTGCAACAAAGTCCTGCATGAACCATTTTGATTCAATGTATTTGCTTGTCGGGAAATCAACAAACGAATAATCTACCCCAGCAAAATAACCCTTGCAATAAAGAATCGTTCTGCGCCTCGGTATTATTTCCGTTTTCAAAAAACCTATCTGCTCTACATAGGCTGCCAATTTTGTTGGCTTTAGTTGCCGCACCTGATTAATTGTTAGCCCAAATAGTATGGCAATCGTTTCATGTGTTGCTTCTAAATCGCTTAACCCCATTTTACCTATTTCGGCAAGCTGCTGATATTGTCCTACTGTTACATCACTCCATTTCATGCAAATGAATATTTTCCTTTGTTTCTATATTGGTTAACGTGCTGATTTGCTAAAGCCAAAGCCATTACGCAGTCATCATGAAAGCCTGATGGTGCAGAATACCTAACGCCACCTGCGTAATATTGGTATTCAAATATTTCCAACTCCTGCGTAATTATACCGGAAGGAAAAGTTATTTTCCGCTGATGAATAGCCGCTTGCAGTCCTTCCATTAGTTGCTGTTTGCTTGTTTGGCTGAACTTAAACCCTGTTACCTCCATACCATCGTGCTGCAATTCTTCCGTTATAGGGTCACCTACCCCCGTGCTATCTATAAGCATAGGTGCTTTGGGTAGTAGCTTAATTTTTTGCTTTGTTGTACGCCAATCGTTTTGGAATCGCTCAAAGTAACAGACTGCACCCATTCTATCCATTCCGATTATTACAGTCCAGTCTGAAGATTTGGCAAGGTCTATGCCGTAAACAGCTGGTGCTGATGTGCTTATTGGATAGGTGCATTGTTGGATGAAGGCAGACCCAAACGGATTGGCAGCGTTCTCCATTGGGTTAGCCATATATTCCTGCTCAAAGACCGCTTCAGGTAATTGAGTCCTTGCGTCATCAATCTCGGTTTTATTTATGTGTGGGTTATCATAAGTCGTAAACCTGAACGCCTCCCAGTCCTGCTCACCGCCTTTCATAAACAGGCTATAAAAATAGTTCTTACCCTTTGGCGTAGATAGAAACAAAGCCCGACCAATGTAATCGGTTAGGGTTGGTCTTATTGAATTAAGCCAGCCGTCTTCAAGATTAGGTATAAAAGAAGCCTCATCCACTACAACTAAATGGAACTTCCTACCTCGTAGGTTATCAAGCCGCTCACCTGTAAAGAATTGGATGCTGCCCTTTGTTGGTAAGCTAATAGTAAGTTCTGATCTATTAGCCGGGAATGGTACAGCCTTTGCAAGTTTATCAAAGAAAGTCTTAGCAAGGTTATAAGTGGGCGTAATGTATGCGACCTGATGCCCTTTGAGTGATTCGGTTATTATTTCAATCTGTGATAGTTCTGATTTACCGAACCTTCTGCCACACATAACCACTCTAAACCTTGCAGGTGATTGCAGGATAGGAAGCTGGTTAATATGTGGTTCAGGCAGTTCTATCCTCATAATATAGTCTTACCATTTACAAAGACCACTTCAATCTTTCCGTCATTAGTTACTTCAGCCGTTTCCTTTGGCTTGCCGTATACCCTCGTTAAAAGCGTTTCCAATGAATACAGGCTACCCTTCTCTAAACTTTTCCGCATCGCACTCGCTATTGTCTTTTCCAATATCGTAGCCTGTGGATTTTCATAAACCCCTTTCAGTTCCTGTATATCCATTGCCATCATCGTCTGAATAGTATCATTTATCTCTGACAATTTATATCCTGCATCTTTCAAAAGGCTAACATACTTCCTCGGTCTGCCGTTTGGATTATTAGTTTCACCCTTTTCTGGTATTGATAAAACGCCACCATGCGCCTGTACTATCTTTTTTGCCATTCCTTTGTTATTCCGTTGTTAATTGAGCGGAAAGGTCGGAATCGGACCGCCTTCTGTTAGTTGGAATACTAACCGCATTACCATTATGCTACATCCGCTTGTTTTCTATCTGCTAAACTTATTTTTTCTCCTTTATACATTCCAGCACCCAATTCATCTATTTTACTAAATGGTAGTATGGGTACTGTTAAATCATTTATTTTTGATTTATCTATAAAATAAATATATTTTAATTGGTAACCTTCTATTGGTTTTGCTGCACCCGTTTCTAATAAATGCCTGCTGTAATATTTACCGTTTATAGTTGGATAGTTTTTATTGTCTAAAGTTTTTTTAGCTATTATTTTACCATCCCATTCTAATATTTGTTTATTTATTTTGATACCTATCAAATTAAACCCACTTGCTCTATAAATAGTTCCATCACCACATTGACTACCATCTGCAAAACTAATTACCCATTTTATATGTGGCGCATTTTTTTTAAGCAATTTTAATGTAATTGCAATGCACCTGCTTTCTGAATATTTAGGAAGGTAATCATCAAACGCCATTCTATTTAATTCTATAAATTCATTCCAACCTGTATTTTTTACAGTTGCACCAACCTTATATTTATCCATTGAATTGCCGTAACTCAATACCCCGTGCAATTTGTTGTCAAGAAAACAACCAAAATGTATTGTACTATTAGGCACAAATTTGCCAGAATAATGGTGTAGCTTGACAAATTCATTTGCAACCTTTGAAGGTATGACCTTTACAATTATTTCCTTTGCTCTGCCCATTGCATTATGATTAAATATAAAGCGTTACCATTGCTGTTTTCATTTCCCATTGTTTCTGCATATTTGTACTCCTGCGTTTCTTTTATATCATCTATTGCATTTTTTATTTGTTCCGCTTGTTCATCGGCTAATGTAAATGTCATTTGCTGGAATGGTGCTTTATCGCCATCAGGTAAGCTAAAAGAATCGCCTAAATCTTCTACATTATCAAAACCCGGAATATCAACCCCCCAACCCGTTAGCTGCTCACTATCCCAATTATTTGCAAGGTCTTCCCAGTCCCACTCACCAAAGCCCACGTTATCTTTTATGATAAACTGCTTCTGTTGTTCTTCGGTTAGGTCATCAGCTTTTATAATATCAACCTCTTTCAGTCCTGCTTCTTTACAAGCCTTGAGCCTCATATTGCCACCCAGCACTATCATGTCAGCATTAACCACAATAGGGCGCAGGCTTAACATCTCCGGGAACTCTTGAATAGACTTTACCAACTTTTTAAACTTGTCATCTTTTATCAGCCTTGGGTTGTTTGGGTTGGCTTTCACCTCGCTGATTTTTACTTTTTGTGTATTCATTACATATTACGTTTTAAAAAAGCCTGCCATTTTAAATATTCTGTTGCCCCTTCCATATCGGTTTTGCCTTTGTACTTAAAGTTTTCATGTCTAACTACTGGAACATATGATTTAAAACTTTTATAGTCCCGTATATCCCATGCAATTATTTCGCTGTATGGTATACTTACAAACATTTTAACACCATAATTGTCTTCCCATTCTACCTCGTAAAATTCCATGATTATTTTATTAAGCTGTTAAATAATTCCGCCCTAACCTCGTTCCATTTGTGCAGATTATGATTTTCGGTTGCCCACTCATAATTAGCTGTTCCGATTGTTTTTCTTAATGATTCAGATTTGGCTAATGCTTTTATATGTTTATACCAATCACCCTGCTTTGATACTTTTAAAACGTGTGGACATTCGGCATAAGGTGAAACATCCGAAGCTATTACAGGAATCTTTTTACAAGCTGCTTCTAATACTTTCAGGTTAGACTTCATGCTATTAAACTCTGACCCTACCAATGGCACTAACGCTGCATCAGCTTCAGCATAAAAATTCATGTATTGTGCAACTGGTAGTGCAGATTTAATGTGACAGCTAACTTTTAGACCTGCTGTGTAATTATGCACCATCCTATCCCAAATATCTTTGCTTCGTGCATTACTTCCGTCATAACCACAAATAGTGAAATGGGTTAACCTGTTCAGTTCAGTATCCGTTGCCACCCTTTTCATCGGGTTGTGCAGTATATCAAGGTCACGCTGATGTGTAACGCCTCCAGCATAAACAAAGCGACACCTTCCTTCTATTCCTTCCGTTGATACTACATCGTTAATGAATTGGTCTTGCCCGAAAGGTAAAGCGTTAGGTATTACATGAACGTTCTTGTTAAGACTTAAAATCCTATCCCGTAACTTTTCGTTGGTAGTTGTTACCATATCCGCTGCAATGATATAGTCCATAATCGCTTGCGTAGGGTAGCCGTTCTTTAAAATATGCCATTGGTCAAGATTCCAGTAATCATCCACATCTACCACCAATTTAAAGCCATACTTTGCTTTTACCTGCATAACCTCATGAATAGGCTTTACCTTGCTTTCCTCAAATATGCAGCGATTAATCAGAACGATGTCGTAACCTTCAGCCAATTCCTTTTCGTAAAGCGTATCAGAAAAGAAAGCCTTTTCACGTTTTAAAAAAGCTATCGGCAAAAATAGCCTATGATAACTTACCCCACTAAATCTATCACCTACCGCCATTATTCGCATGGTACAGGCTTTAAATTTACTTCTATTGTTTCCCCTGATAGTATCCTATCCAAAACATCGTCTAACATTTCACGCTGGGCAGGTTCTAAAAGGCTGCACTTTTCAGCTATGGAAACATAAGCAAAGACATCGCTTTTCATTTCTTTACGAAAGCCTTCCCGTACTTCATCGCAAAAGTGTGGGTAGGTTCTCATGTCTAAAAGTATCCATTGCATTTTTTTTGAATACTCACCGAACTTTGCCGCTCCCCGTGAGCCGCCTGATTTTTTATTTGATTCCCTTACAAAATCATCCATATACTCTATGGCTGCCCGTAGGTGATGGATTGCTGACATTACGCTTCCTTTCATATTTGTTTTGTGTTTTGTTTTGCTTCTATTGTAGCTGTTTGCGCCCATCCAGTTGGAACTGCAAAATTTTCTACGTTGTCAGACAATTTCATGCCGTGTTGATTCCTGTAAAGGGCATCAGCTAAAACCCCTTTTGATATATTATACAAAGGATTGTATTTATTTATTAGATGTGATTCTATCATTGCTGCCTTCCAGTATTCCTTGCATTTATGTATATAAACTTTATCAAATATTTTTTTTCTTTCACATCTGTGTGTAGCAATCCTTTGAGCCAAATTTGAAGATATGCCTATATAAACAACCTCTTCAAGGTTATCATTATTTATTTTAATCAGCAAATAAACCCCTGAATTTAGTTCATTAAATTCTTCAAATTGTGCTTCTGATATATCAGGATAAGCCTGTTTTAATCTTTCTATATTTCTTTCATATTGACTACTGTATGGTTTCATATTTGTTTTGTGTTTTGTGTTTTTTCTAATAGCAAAGTCCAAGGCGTAGGCAGTCCTGGCATCCGCTTTATTTTATAACCTAACTCCTTAAAAAATAATACCCAGTCTTCTGTTTCCCGGACATTTATGTGACCCCACATTTTATCAAACTCCGGATTCTTGTATGGTGTACTACTAAATAAAATCAGCCTCGGTTGTACGCTGCTGAAAAAATATCGCAATTCCTGCTCCGTCAGATGTTCCGCTACCTCAATCATTAGCAGCAGGTCTGTTGTAAAAATATGTAGGGTCTGAATAAGGTGCGGGAAGTGCTTACGCATATAATCCCGATGTTCTGCCCATATCTCATAAGCGAATACTGCCTTGCCTAATTCATGGAAGGCGTTTGAATATAAACCCGTACCTGCTCCAAAGTCAAAAACATCTGTATATTTTTCTGTAATACATTCAGCCGTCTTCCGTGCTAATTCCCTGAATGCAGGGTTATCAGCACTAATGCCCATCTCTAATTCAAGTTTTAAAAACTCGGCTGGTGTTATAGTCATTGCTTCGGCTTTCTTCCTCGCTTCTTTAATTCAACAGGCTGTGCATTCGGGTCGGGCTGTATATTATCCAAATCATCCGGGAGTACAAAATTCTTTGCTTTCTCGTTATCAAAATGGTTACTTAACCTTAAAAGCATATCAAATACGCAGGAAGAACAATAGTAAGTTAATCCAAAATGTGGGTCAAGATATGACTGATAAAGCCTTTCATATTCGGCTAATACGCCATGAGGAATATTACGGGTAAAGCCCAGCTTTACAGATTCAAAATTTATGATATGCTCCTGACAAAAATCTATTTCTTTTTGTGTCATTTAGTAAAATTAATATTTTGAATGAAGTTTTTTATCGGGTTAACCAATGCTCCAGCAAGGCATGAAACAATTATGTATGTAAGCACAAAAGACGGCACAAATTGAAAGCCTAACGCTAACCATGTAGATAAACACATTAAGCAGTTGAAAGGTCTAAAATCAATCCTTAAAGCCTTGTGCATCCTTGCCATTTCGATAAAGTAAACGGCTGATAATATAGCCGCAAATAATATCTGAAGCTGGTGTATAAATTCGGTCATTTAGTAGGTTTTAACAAAGTTAGTGTTATTCTTTTATATTAGATTTTATATCGCTCTTTATTTTCTTTCGGGCATCGCTGATGGTTTTGCTCAAAGACCTGTATGGTATTTTGGTACGCCTGCTTAATTCGCTGATATTTTTAAGTTCTGCAAATTGTTCCATCACGCTTTTTTCGTACCAATGCAGTCCATCCATTGCTTGTTCTACCCTTGCAAACGCTTCTTCATTGCTTTCCTGCTTGTCCTGCATTTCAGTAAAGCCTTCAGGTAATTCATCTAAATACCGCCTGTAAACTTTGAAGAAAGTGCTTCTATCTGATTTTATCATGGTTAACATAGTGCGAACCAAATAGAACTTTAATATCTTCCTTTCGTGCAGGTCTATCAGCCGGGCTGCATCCATCTGACAAAGTACCATAAACATTTCACTACGCAGGTCATCTTGTAACTCTACTGGTCGCATCTTACCGATTGCATCAGCTATGTCTGCATCCTCATAAAGCCTTGTAATTATTTCATCTCGTCTGTCCAATAGTCCAGCTTTATTTGCTTGTTTACCTGATGAGCCACTAAACAAATACACCCTGCCTGCTTCGCTCTACACATAAATAGCATTTGCGATTCGCTGAACTTGTCGTTAATTGTTTTTACTTCACAATACACAGCCTGCCCTGTTTGCTTATGGTAGCCTATTATGTCGCTCACGCCTTTTTCCCCGATGAACTTTCGCCCCGGTACAGATAAATTATTATTTCGCCATACATAATACCCCCATGCGTTTAGGACTTCTAAAGCGTGCTTTGTTATCTGTGAAGCTGTCAGGTCTGCCATTGCTTACATTTTAACTGCGAAGCCTTGTGTAATCATTTTAATGTTAATGTCAGTTCCGTTTGCTTTGACAATCACTAAAGGTCTGCCGTATTTGTCTAATCCCGTGCTTACTATGTCTACTACCTGACCAACTTGTAAATGTTCCATTAATGCAGCCTTTGACTGCCTACCTGCATCTTCCGACATTTCAGGTGCGTTTATACCAGCCATTCTGCAATTTGCCGTGTAGGATAACCTAAACCCCAAATCTATTTGCAGGTTTACAGTATCACCATCTACGACCCGGTTAACAACTGCTTTGTAATTATACATCATTACTTTTTTACAATTTGATATGAAGCAAAGGTACTTCCGTTTTTTGTAACCATTTCGGTAATGATTGGAAGCCCTGCTTTCTTTAGGTTGAATATTCTTGATGCTAACCGAAGGCAGCCGTACTTTTCATAAGCCTGTGCTGCTGTTAACTTTTTCCCTGATTCAAGGTGTTTCTGAATCTGCTCTGCTTGCGTTTTTACTTTTTTCATGTTATTTTTTTTTTAAAATATGCCATTGTCTACTAACCTAACAAGCACAATAGCAAAAATACCGCCTACAAATATTCCTAAAATAAACCCATCCCAATATTTTTCGTTCTTCATTTGTTATAGGTTTCGTTATAAAGCATTTCAATAGTATCTAAATTACCCTCGTTTTGTCTTGCTTCCCATTGTTTAGCAAAATCAATTATCTGCTCCTTTTCTATTTTCTTGGCTGATATATAAACTAAATCCCAATCCATTTTATCTACTTTTTGGATTGCGTTTAAAAATAAGTCTACCGCTGTCTTTTGCATGTTATTTGTTTTTAAAGTTAGGTATATCAATGTCGAAAGAATAGATAGCAGTATGCTCTGCGTATTTACGCATACTCAATGCATATTCTTCTGCGTGTCTCTTTTCGCTTGATGGTGTATTAAAACTTACTATACCGTGTGTATTCCAGTATGCACACATATAAAATGTTCTTTTTGTACTCATCGCAACCTCTTTTGCTTCTACTTTTTTAATTTCAATGTCCTTGTTTTCCATATTATTGTGTTTTTAATGAGTAGTCAGGACAGGATTCGAACCTGTAAGGGATGCCATTATAGTGACCACACAACTGAGGTGCTTTTTAACCCGTAATGCTATAACCATTTACTGCGTCTACCACGAGGATGGACACCACCCTCCTTCCGCCACCTGACTGTTTATAATTTTTAATCCAGTGCTACTGGATAATAAAAAGCCGCATAGTTAATATCTTCCTTTGCTTTCCTCGCTTTTGCCATATCGCTTTCACAAACTTTACATTTAGACATATACATATCCTTACTTGCTTTATTGCGATGGAAAGACGGGTAAGGTAAAGACTGCTTACACCCCGTGCATTCTTTTTCTCCTTCCGGATGGATTACTTCAGGCTTTTCAGGTCGTTTAGATTTCTGATATAATTTAGCGCATTGTTTACATTGGCTATTATACCCCGTTTTGCTATAAGCCTTTTTACAGTACTCCGTTAGTTCTTTTGTCTTACGGCATTTAGTGCATACTTTTTTATTATTTGCTGTCATAGTGTACACGCTTGAATGTAATCCTGCCTTTCATTTTCAAATTGGATTTTCTGCCAATGTTCCCCGTACTTATCAATCAATGCTTCCCATACTAACTCCCAGTAATCCTTATTTTCACCATGCTGATGCAGTAAGCAGATAGCCGATTCTGCTGCAACGAAATTAAAATTCATGTAGGAATAAATCTGTTCTGCTCGTTCTGTGTGTTTCATTGTGTTTAGTTTGAATAGATTAATGTCAGCTTTTCTTTCATAACAATCAGTTCGCTTATCTCATTCGAAATATGCTCCTGTAATTGTATCAAGTGCCTATTTTCCAACATAAGCTGTAAATCCTTAATCTTGTTATTGAGTAGCATTCTAAGGTATGCCCTTTCGTAGTCTGTTAATTCTGTGTTCATTGTGTTTGCAGTTTGGAGGATGCTGCGCCCCTTTTTTATTAAAATCTAACAATAAGTCCGGTGGTTGATTCAAAAATATTTACAAGCATATCAGCGTAAACATTAGTGATTTCTTTTTTAACTTTTAATTCGATACCACGAACTGAATAAAAAACCATATTGTAAAGGTCTGATTCTGTATGCTGTATTTCTAAATAACCTGCTCCTGAATTATTGCGTGCCAATTTCATTTGCAAACCATTTCCAGTATTCATAAAATCTTTTGAACCTGTCATAGCTATAAATTTTTTGCCACCGATTTGATTAAGGATTGTTTCTGCTGTGTTCATTTTGTTTGTGTTTGATTGTGATTTGATAAATCAAATTTAAGGTTACTTTTTTATTCCAACAAATTATTTTTCAGATTTTTTTATAAAAGTATCAAAATAATCTGCAACTGCCATTCGCTTACATTGGTTCTCCATATAATCGTCATCATTAAGCAGGCTGGCTATTTCAGCCTTCCTCCTGCTGCTACCTGTAATCATCTGATCATTCATTGCACTTCTAACCTTTTGTAGGGTTGCTGCTGGTGTGACTACTATTTTTCCTTCTTTGTGCAGGATTTTGAAGACATCAAGCCCGAAAACTATGCTATCCCACTTCCTGAACTTCTTGTAACAACCCCACGCAATCTCCAGCTTTTCCCTGTCGGTTACTATTTGGTGACTTCTTTGCTCCTGCTGCACGGGTTTAATCTCGTTCAGCTTTACTATCCCATACCGAGCAAAGGCTCGGAGGATTCTGTGAAGGTATAATACGCTGAAGTTTTGGTATGTTTCAGCTTCCATATCCAGTTTGCCCTTACTGGCTAAATCAAAAGCTAAAGACATTTCGCCAATCTTGATATTTTTGTACTCTTCCATTACTGACTTGTACATATTAACCATGTCAGCATTTGAAGGTATCTTTTCGCCTTTAATGCCTAGCAAAGCCATTCCACGCATTAGTTCGTCAATAAACAAGTCCATACTAACTACGCTAACTAAAGCCGTAGCCCTTGCCATTTGGAATCGTTCAAGGTCTAATGCCTCGCTGTCTGTCAATCTCTGCTGCAATTCTGTGCATTTCTTCCCTTCGCTGTTTGTAGATGTCTGCATTGCTTGGCTTATTGCCTGTGAAAGTGGTAGCATTTGTATTATTTTTAAGTGGGTAAAAACTTTGCCATGTGGCTTCCATTGACTGACAAACTATTTGTTGTGCTGATTCCAAATCTCCTTTTGATAGTTTAACAAGTTTGTTAATTGCTATTTGTTCGTACTTATTTAGCTTATACTTCTGTTTAAATTGTATGTCTTTATATTCTATCCATTCATCCCATAACCCCTTCCAATCATCTGAAATAAAAACTAAATCTTCCTGCTCCTTTGTATTTATTTTTTCTTTTGTATTAAATATTTCTTTAGTATTAATATCTTTCTTTTGTATAGGGGTTGATTTACCGAGGTCGGTGTTTACCGATATCGGGTTTTCCCTATCTCGGTTATTACCAATGTCGGAATATTTTTCTATCGGTTTAACAGGCTCTGCATATACTACATGATTCCATCCTATAAACTTACCAGTAGCTTGTTCATGTACCCTAATTGATACAATAAAGCCTTTTTTTTGTAATTGTCTGAATACCCTATCAATAGTAGTTTTACCATCATTCATGCTATTATAAAGGTTTTCACGATACAATACCCAATCAGAAGGCAATGAAAGAAGATAAGAAATCATGCCACGTTCCTCCATTGATAATTTATAGAACCTTAAAATATCATTTGAAATTGATGTGTACTTTTCAGTCAATTTAGACTTTACTATTTGCCCAGTGTTAGCCATTTTACAAATATTATTTATTATTTACTTTAGCTGATATATTTTCATTAATATCAATCATTTTTGATATTGTATTTATTTCTTCAGCCAATAAATCCCTATTCATTTTGTAAATGTCTAATTCTGTTATACCATCTAACTCGTAAGATAAAATTTGATATTTACAATAATCAATAATTCCTTGCAATTCACTATGCGTTAAAAATCTTTCAATGCAATTTGTCTTTGTTAATTGGCTTCCATCAATTTGAAAATACTTTGTATTTGACATAAAATAAAAAACCTGAAGGATTGATACTGATGAGAGCCGGTAAACTTATACCGGGCAGTATCGCCCCTTCAGGCATTAAATTAGTTGTTGTTGGTCAGGCTCTCATCTCCGACTATACAAAATTAAACTATTTTTTCTTATCAGGCGCAATTCTTACCGCATATATTTTACCATCTTTACCCCTTACTTTCTTGCCGGGTATTCTGATATACGGAAGCCGGGTAGCGTTTATGCCAAGATATAGCGCAACATCAGCCCCCGTTCTGTAGTATACCGCCTTTGCTGGTCTTTCCTCTAATGGTAAAGAAAGATCATAAAGCAGGTAAGAAATTGCGTTTTCTAAATGTGCGTTCATTATTTAGGTAATTGGACTTTAAACGTGCTGGATGAATTTTTAACGGGTAATTCGCCACGCCTCCATTTTTTTTCCTCTTCCTCTATTCTTTTCTGCGATTCCCGTGCTGCAACTATAACAGCTTCAAGGTCGCTCCATGCTTCTATATGGCTGAAGTCATGCCTGATTGTATCCACAAGGCTAACAGATGCACCAAGATGGTCTGCTTTGCTTTTAGGATACTTTGCTACCTCATCCATAACATAGCCCGAAATAACAGCCCGTAATTCCTTTACAAGCGTTTCCAAAGCTGCCATACTTACTGCAACAGATAAAGGATTCATATTACCCTCGTCAATCTGCTGGCGGAAAGATTCCACCAGCTTATTTATGTTTTCTTTAGACGGGTTTTGTTGCAGGGTTATTAGTGCGTTATTTTCCATTGGTTAACTCTTTTTTGAGTGAAGAAAACATTTCCTTTATTTCAGGATTAGCATCAACTATTACGCTATTCATCTTGTATAGGCTTTTAAGGTGTTGCATAGTTTCAACTAAATCCAAAGCACCTACAACCTCGCCTTCAGTTTTGTAAGTTGTCCGAGAAGATAAATCTGCTTCGCTCATAACTTCAGCGTTAACCTCAAAGCCGCCAACTACGGGCAAGGTATCCATTTCGCTTTCATCCAATACTCCAAGACCTAACAGGTCAAGCGTTGCCCTGCGCTTTGCTTTTGTTTCCGCTTTCATAATCGCATTTGCGTAAGCCTCACCCTTTAGCCCTTGAATGTTTACAGCCCCTATGCTTTCGGTACATCTTCCATCAGGCAAGCAAGCCCTGCTGGTTACAAGGTAAACGCCAGCCTCTGCGTTTGTTTCCCGGCTTGTTATTGCATGGCTAACATTGTGCAGCTTGTTAAGTTGCTGCGCACCTGACCGGGTGCAATAAAGAATCTCACGCCCGTTTAAACGTAGCAGGTCAAAAGGCTTTGTAAACGGGTCAAGTCCTAAACGCTGGCAGTAGCCGTTGTAATAAGTTACCTTTTCGTTTGGTGATAATCTGCCCAAATCGCCGTTAATAATCAGCTGACTCACTAAATTGTCCGTCTGTTGTGTCTGTACTTGTTTCATTGTTTATTGTGTTTTGTGATTCAAATATAACATTTTTCTTCGGAAATCTGATAGTTTTTTTATATTCATCCATTTTGCTCGGCATCCTTATATGTATTTGCCAATCTTCTTTAGAAGCCAGCCCGTATAAATAATACCACCTGTTCCGGACTTCTTTCATGTGGCGTATCATCAGCAAAGATGTTGCTACAACTACCACTTCATCCCTGATCACTAACTCCATCATCACCCGTGTCCTACTCGACATAGTCAGACAAATTTGATTCCGCAGCGTTCAGCTTCATTTCTGCATAGACATCAAGTATTTGTTTGTCAATTAATGCAACAACATCAAAATAATGTATTGCGTTAATGAGCCACATTTGGTATCCATTGCAAGTTATCTGCTTAACTATTGGCGTATGCTTACCATCATAAGCTAATACTTCACCTTGAACATTTAAAACTATTTCATTTTCCCAATCGGCTGGAATCCAATCTTTTGGAATCCTTACCTGAACTGTTACTTGTGTTATTGTGCTGTACATTTTTATTGTGTTTTATTTGTGTTTAGATTTCTTGCCAATCGCTTACAGGCTTTAATATCCTGTACCCATGAGATTTAAGTAATGCTATAGCTGCATCTATGTCGTTAAATTGTTGATGGGAATTACCCCGTTTATGCCACATTCGTTTGCTTGTATTTGACTGCGTAGCGTGCTTGTGTAAATAGCTGCCCAGCATTCCTTTAGCTATTGCAATTTTTGGATAATTCTGCCTAATAGCTGCATCTGCGAATTGATTGCTGCTAAAGAAGTCAGGCATCTGTTCAAGTGACTTGCTTAAAATTTCATTCAGATTCATATTGTGTATTTTAATGTGTTTAAGACCAAAGAGTTAATCCTGATTTCTCTATTCTTGTTTTATCAAAACCAAATTCAGCTACATCTTTTTTAGTTTGTCTTTCTTCAGCAAGCCATGCACTCGCTTTAGTAAAAAATTCTTTTTTAATTTCAAACCCATAGGCTTTTCTGTTTAATCTTTCAGCTGCTATTAACGTTGAGCCGCTACCTGCTACCGGGTCAATAACTACATCACCCTCATCTGTAAATATTGATATTAAGTTTTTTAATAATTCAATAGGCTTTTGAGTTGGATGTATTTTTTCGCTTTCATTATCTCTGCCCCAATCCATACAATTAAAAATCATCTTACCATTATTTCTAAACTTTGGCAATCTTTCACGATACAATATAAGCCCATATTCGCAATTTCCAACAACTTTCATATTAGCTTTAAGAACTTGGGCAGAAAAATTTTTTCTAAATACTAAATTTATATAATTGTTTAGACCGTATCTTTTTGCTAATTCTATCAAATACATCTGCTGGTCAAAAGCACAAAAGATAATCATACAAGGCGCATCACTTTTTTGCCTTCCTTCTCCTTCTGCTTTAATCTTTTTAGGTTCTGACCTTAGCATTGTAGAGCAGAAGTGCATAAACTCGGCAGGTCTAAAATCCTCATCAGTATCAAAAAAACTTTTACCAGCTAAATCTGATTCTCCATTATTATTATCCCCGTCTTTATACCACGCAGGATTTGATGCGTATGCGTTATTCCCGAGGTTGTAAGGTATATCAGCTATAATTAACTGCGCTTTTGGTATCGCATAACCTTTATAATTTTGAAAATGGTCACGATATATCATGTTATTTTTTTTAATGTGTGTTTAATAAAAGCCTAGCATAGACATACCGGGCGGATTGTCCACTAATCAATCAACCTTATAATTATTTATTGCCGTAAAAAGGATTTCGTAAGTCTTCAGCTTTACGTTTCTATTCTCTGCCCTGTTAACAGTTGGTAGGGATAAACCGCTAATAAAGCTGACTTGTGCCTGTGTAAGACCTTTTTCTTTCCGTAATTTAATTAATGTCTCTTTCATGTAGATTTTTAAAAGTTAAACCAATTATCAGCCGTGCAGGCTATTATAACCAATGCCAATATCAGCAGGGTAAGTTTTGCATTCTTTTTTGCGCTTGCGATTTCTTCAGGTGTGTGTTTGTGTTTCATTGTTTTGTGTTTATTTGATTATTAGTTAATTGATTTAAATTCTGCAATATTCTCTCCAGTAAATTCTAATGTCCAAGATTTACCACCTTGTACATATGTGATATTGTTAGTTTTAGCATATTTAGTTTTTATTGATTTTGCATGGGTAACTGAATTTGCTTTAAACAATATTTTGATGTCTTTTTGACCATCAGTAAAAATTGCGTAAAATGTTTCTTTGTTCATGTTTGTGTGTTTGATGAATCAAAATTAAGGTTATTACTTTAATTTCCAAACTATTTTGATATATTTTTTTTAAAAAAAAATCCCGAAGGTAAACACCACCGGGATAAACACAATTAAACAAACACAATAATGTAGGGCTAATATAATCTAAAAAGGCACATATCTTGTAGTATTACCTGACTTTACTGCTTTTAATATTTGCTTTCTTTGGTTGCCATTAACCTTATAGCTGACATGAACCCAGTCCGGGTTGGTGTCATCTCCGAACTCCCAAATAAGCTGGTCAAAGTTCAGATTGCCTTTTATGTAATCAAAAACCATTCTATTTGTTACGCCTGTTCCTCTATCATCTTGGTCTAAATCCATCGCTTCTGCCGAACAATGTTGCGATGTAGAACTGCCACCAATAGCAGAATTTAAAGCCTCGCTTCTGTAACCTGAAGATAAAAAGATAGGCTTACCAAAATGTACCCTAATAGGTTCAAATACCTTTGCGGCTAATACTTTTGCATTTTCAGTATGGGCAGCCGTCATGGCATTATTTATTCCTTTTCTCTTTGCTGTATCGCTTTTGATGTACTCACCTACTGAAAGATGTTCTGATAGTTGCATATCTTATTTTTCTTTTATGTATTTTAAATGTAATGTATCTATCCTGTCCAGTCTGATTTCGTGCGTTTCTACTTTTTTTATAAGCAGGCTATCCGTCTTAACTTCTTGTACCCCTGATTCATAAAAGCCGAAAAGAAAAAACAAAGATGCAGCAACTATAAGAAACACCACACTAATAAGCAGGTAATCAAACCAACCAAGTTTTTCAGTTGTCATCTCTTCCACCTGTAATATTTTTCATTGATGCTGCCATAGCCCCGAACAAAACAGAAACAAACGCTATTAAAAGTTCCCTGTTAGATTCAGGCATTTCCCTTTCCATGAGCATGATAAAAATATATAAGGCAAGCCCTATAATAAGAAACGAGCCTAAAAAAGATAAAATGATAAATACCTTATTATTCACTATTTCAATTTAAAAAGTAAAAGAAAAAACACAGCAGCAGCAGCAGCCCCAATCTGTAATATTTTACGCAGCCCTTTCATATCCTTTACCGCTGCCTCCTTTAAAACATTAGCCGCTGCAAGTTGTTTGCGCAATACCTGCACTTGTGCTGAATCAATAACAACTGATTTAATACTATCCCTAATAGTCCTTACTTTGGTTATCGTCTGAAATTTTGTTTCCCACAAATAAGTGGTATCATTCAGAATAGTTGTGTCAACGTATACCATTGTTAGAGTGTCCGTTATTTCAAGCGTATCTGTGCTGTGAATGTATGTAGTATCATTCAAACAATACCCACGCTTAATCATTTCGTCTGCTACAGCTTCAAATTTCACAGGGTCTTTTAATACTTGCCTAACAGGGTTGCAGCTAATAAACACCAATAGTATTAACACATAGCGCATAGAACAAATTTTAAAGGGGGTTTTTAGCCCCCTTTGTTAATTACTCTGCTTTACTATCAGCAGCCATTCGACCGCCTAAAAACAGCACAGCAGCTTCCACAAACGTTTTCAGTTGAACATCACCGGGGTTGATATAGTCAATAACCAATAAGGCTACTGCACCCAACAAACCAACTAATGAAGTCTTCCAATTAATGCCGAGCAATTTTCCCATATATCTATTTTTTAATGAATTTCTTATAGAAGGCAACAACATTGTACGCAATAGTACTCAACCCGGCAATAACCGCAACAATATTAGCTGCATCACTTGTATTCACCTCCGCCATAAACTTCATAAAAATAGTGCCGATGCAGAGCCATATACTCCGTGCATCAAGGCTATGTGTGGGTATGTCTGCCATCTTACTCATAAATAGATTTGTTAGAAAATTTCGGCATCTTCTTCACCTATAAATTCAACCCCTATAAGCCAATCTTTTAGATAGGTATGGTTCTCTAATCCGTTGGCGTTAAGAACTTCAATTTTTTGATAAACAAAGTCTTTTGACAATAATTCCTTAACAGCCTTCTCTACTTGTCTTACTCCATCCTTTGTAAATTTATACTCCCCTTTTTCATCTAACACCAAAGCCCCTTTATCATCTACTAAAGCAGCATCAAGTCTGATTTCTTGAAACTGCTCCTGATATTCCTCATGGTATTTCTTCAGTCGCTCATAAATCTTGTACAGCTTTTTTTGTGTTTTAGTTTCCTGCTGTCCAATGTTTTGACTAATGATGTTCATCGTTTGGATAAGTTCTCTGTATGTCATGGTTTTTTTTATTTATTGCAAAATTAAACAATTCTATAAGTAAAATGGAAAGCGTAGTTTACAGCAGTAGCAAGCGATGGTATTACCTCAAACTCTCCAAAGTTAACAGCGTAACCCGACAGCGAAGCAGCAGCACCACCGCCCTGAGTTACGCCTGTTCCGTTCAACCTATTAACCACTGACACATCCGAATTGATAGGTAAAGAAAATGAAAGGCTTGTAGGTGTGTTGTCGCTTACCGGGTCAATCGTTACCCATCCCGAAACTGTTACTGTATCTCCTACCCTCATATATTGACAAGAAAAAGCCGTTACGCTTGTAACGTTCGCTAATCCTGTCCATGTTGGCGTGTAAGTACCTGATGCTGTTACCTGTTGCGGAGCGATTGTTATTAGATCACCTGCATTAGTTACAGCCAAAGTTGCAACAGATGTTCCCGTGAAAGCCGTAGAACTTGTATAAGATGGTAACGATAGTTGCCCAGTACGCCTCAAAGCCATTTTAACGCCACTTGTAGACCCTGCAGGGTAGAACTGAAGAAAACCATTAGTGCTACCGCTTGTGCCTGATATGGTTGGAATATCAGTACCATAAGCACCGCCCCACGTTAAATAAGTTGCTGTGTTTAATTGCAGGTTGCCTGTCGTTATTTGCAATGTGCCTGTATTTGTTAACCTCATCCTTTCAGACATTGTAACAGACGAACCAATCGAAACAGATTGTGCTGCACCTGCATACCACACCACATCCGTACCTAACACATTTGCATATCTTGTAAGTGGTTGACCGCTAATAAATACTGAACTTAAAAAAGCAGTTGATGAAGACGTGGAAGGTGTTACCCCATAACCTAACATAAAGTTACCACCGCTGAACATCGTACCGACATTCCCGAAATGCCCGTTAGAGTAATTATCCTGCAACATTATAGAACCATCAGTTGCAGAAACGTTACCAGCTACTAACTTATTATTCCCAAAATTCGCTTCACTTCCTGTAATACTTAACGGGCTATTCCCCAAAGCCGTTGATGATGTCCATATAGGCACAAAATTTGTAGTACCTGAACCCGTTGTAAAGTTTGGGGTAAAAAACTCATAAGCAGTATTCCCAGCATTGCGCCTCAATAATTGTGAAGCTGTCCCTGTTATTCCTGTAACTGCACTTGTACCGTTCCCGATTAGTACACCTGTAAGCGTTGCTGCCCCTGTTCCTCCACGACCCACAGCAAGGCTTCCTGTCCATCCTGCTGTTAAAGTCAATGTCCTTAATAATGCAGATGATGTGTTGCCGCTTGCAGTTATTAAAATGTTTGTATCGTTAGCGGTTGTTATTGCTGCGCCTGTAATATCTGACCCGGCAATGGATGCCCATCCGGGCGCACCACTTGAAACACTACGCAGATATTGATTAGAACCGCTGGAGTTAGCCGCAAGCCTAACAGGCGCACCTGCTGCATTGCCATAGATAATATCACCAAGCGAGGTCATAGGGTTGCTTAAATAGGTAGGCGTAAAGAACTCATAAAAAGAATTCGTTGCATCCCTACGCAGAAGCTGTGAAGCTGTACCTGCTACGCCCGTCATTACGCCCGTTCCATTACCAATAACTACGCCTGTGATAGTGCTTACTCCCGTTCCACCTCTTGGCACAGCAAGCTGTCCTGTCCATCCCATTGTAAGGCTAACCGCACGAAGTAGGGAATTATTAGGAGTACCCCCTAATGTTATTTGAACGTTTGTATCATTGGTACTTGTCAGCCCTGCGCCTACTATGTCACCGCCTTGTATAGATGCCCAAGAAGGAGTACCTGATGACACAGAACGCAGATACATATTATTAGCCGTGCTGTTAGCGTTTAACGCAATAGGCTGACCGCCTGCACCACTGTAAATAATTTGTCCAAGTTGCGTAAAAGGCGATTCTAAATAGTTAGGAGTCCAAAACTCATAAACACCCGTTGAAGGGTTAGCCCGTAATATCTGCCCACCTATGCCCGTTATTCCCGTTACAGGTGCAGTTAAATTACCGAGCATGATGCCGCTAACGCCTGAAGTACCTGTACCGCCTCGCCCTGCTGAAAGTTCACCTGTCCACCCCATTGTTAAGCCGACAGCGTTCAAAACGCTATTGCCGGGCGTTCCGGTAAGTGTAAGGGTAACGTTAGAATCATTAACCCTTGTGATTGCCTGACCGCTTATATCGGTAGAAACAATGCCGCCCCACGTTGGAGCAGCTGAACCGCTACCCGTTCCAACTTGCTGAAGATATGCCCTTGTAGTAAATTGGTTGCCGGGAAGAACTGTGACCGCCCCCGATACCCCACCAAACAGCATATCTCCCAAAGCCGTCATAGGGTTTTGCAAAGCTGTCTGCCAACTTAAAACGCTGCCTGATGTGTAAAGAAACTTTCCGTTGTTACCCGTTTGGGATGGAAAATTTGATACAAACGTATAAGCATCATCCCAATTAGATTGCTTTACTGTTGTAGGCAAAGCGTAACCACTCGCAAAAGTTACAGCTAATGTGCCTGCTGATGTAATAGGTGAACCCGAAACTGCAAATCCTGTCGGCACAGACATTGCAACCGATGTAACAGAACCGCCACCGGGTGAGGCTATGCTCCAGCTTCTATCCGCTGAAAGGTCAAAGCTTACCCCGTTAATTGTTAG